AAATGAATTTTTAAAACAGTATCATGTATATGGAATAATACTTGATTCGTACTTATGCAAAATATTAAATTTAGGACGAAAGACTGTATATAACGATCTGTTTGAACGTGATAAACAGTTTTTGCAGCTTGAGGAGGTGAGAGAATAACATGGCAAGACCCTTGAAAGATGGGGTTGATTATTTTCCAAAAGATACTGATTTTTATGCAGATGATAAAGTGCGACTTTTAAGAGCGGAGTTTGGCTCAAAAGGAATGTATCTTTTAGACTACATATTATGTGACTTATACGGCAAAAATGGATATTTCATCAAATGGGATAAAAACAAGTGCTACCTTGTGTCAGACGGTGCGGGATGTGGTTGTTCTCCTGAGTTTGTTGCAGAGTTTATTTCCGGGTGTATCAGATGTTCTTTCTTTGATAAAAGGGTGTTTGAAATGTTTGGAGCATTGACATCTGTGGGTATCCAGCGGCGCTTTATAAGAATGTTAAACAGCCGCGAAAATTTCACATTTATTGAAGAATACTTTCTGCTTGATACATCTGATAAAAAAGATGTTCCGCAAGGTATTCTTAATAAACTTGCATTCAAAAAGGTTTCCGATAAAGAAAACGAAGTTAAAAGTAAAGATAACCCCAATAAAAATAAAGATAATTCACAAAGTAAAATAGAAGAAAATAAAGTAGAGGAGAGTAGAGTAGAGGAAAGTATAATAGATGACTCTCACCGCTCGCCTGCACCGTATGAGCAAATCAAAGATATGTATAACAACATATGTACATCATATCCTAAATTACGCTCAATGTCTGATAGTCGAAAGAAAGCAATTAAAGCACGACTTAGACAGTACAGTATTGACGATTTCAAATTTCTGTTTGAGAAAGCGGAAAATAGCAGTTTTTTAAAAGGTGCAAATAATCGTAACTGGTCTGCCACATTTGATTGGTTGATAAAAGATTCCAATATGGCTAAGACGCTTGACGGAAATTATGACGATAGACCTATGCAAAGAAATGATTATAATGCCGGTGCAAGAAAAAGCAATAATCTATTTCTTGATTTACTTGATAACGGAGATGATATATTATGACATTTCAAGAAACTGCTAAAATTATGGCGGTATTTAAGGCTGCATACCCACGCTACTATGCAAATATAGATGTGGAAGAAGCAAGACAGGTAACAACATTATGGGCGTCTATGCTTGCCGATTACAGCTATAAAACTGTTTCAAATGCTGCTAAGGCATTGATTGTATCAAGCAAGTTTCCACCGACAATAGCCGAGGTAATAGAAAAAATACAGCTATTAACCAAAGAACCGGAACTGACAGAGGGTGAGGCTTGGAGCATGGTGCGAAAAGCTATCCGTAATGGAATTTACGGATATAAAGAGGAATATAGAAAATTGCCTGACAAGGTAAAAACGGCAATAGGAAACCCTCTGATGATACACGAATGGGCTAAGGTAAGTGCAGATGAACTCGATACCGTAGTAGCAAGTAATTTTATGCGGAATTTTCGTTCACAAACGAAAAGCAAACAGGAATATGAAAGTTTGCCACAAAGCGTAAAAAAATTTGTTGAGGAAATATCCGCAAAAATGCCGAAACTGGAGGAAGTAAATGAGAGGAATAAATGATATAAGAATAACCTTTGAAGAAAAAATCAACAAGTATGCCGTAAAGCAAATACAACCTCATATGATTAACGCACTTGCAGTAATGTTGTGCGATGAAGCTGTAAATGAAACGTTATTTAGTTTAGACACAATAGAAAATATGGAGGAGATCGCATGAAAAAACACAGTTGCAGAATGACTGATACAGAAAAAGAAATGCACGATAGAGCAGTTAAAATTCGCAAAATGACCGATGAGCAGTTGTGCAAGTACATAGATGATACACAAGGTAAGAACGATACACGGGATAAAAGTGTGAGTAAGTTTTTAACTTGTGTGGCAGGATTGAAAGGTATAGGTAAAACAACAGAAAATAAATTATATTATCTGGCAAGAGAAAAGGGGTTTATTGATTAATGCGTTGGAGTGAAGCGGAGTATGCACGATATATTCAAAATACGAAACAATACACAAATAACCAAAAGCCTAAAAATAAATACTATTCTCAAAAAACGTGGATTGACGGTATATGTTTTGATAGTAAAAAGGAGGCAGATTATTACTATCAATTAAAGTTGCTTACAAGAGCGGGAGAAATAAAAGGGTTCTGCCGTCAAGCAAGATTTGTTGTGACAGAGGGTGTAGGGAGTATAGAACGTGGTACTGAGTATGTTGCAGATTTCGTTATCTTCAACAATGACGGGACAAGTCGCATTGTTGATACGAAAGGGGTGAAAACCAATGAATTCAAGTTGAAAATGAAATCATTCCGAGAAAAGTATCCGACTCTTAAAGTAGAGTTGGAATAAAGGAGTAGATAATTGATGGGTAAAATAAGAACTCGAAATCAATATCAAGCCGAGTTTGTGAAGTGTATTCAGAAATTCGGCGGTAAATATCAAACATGGGAAATATTCGCTGATTTCATATCAATGTTTGCCTGTGCTATATCGAATGGAATAGATAGGGTGCATTTCAAACCGAGAGAAGAAATGTATATGCAAATTATTCGCAAATACACAAATGAAGAACAGGCAATCTTTCCTGAGATGATGGGTCACGTCATTAATGGCATGGAGGAAAACAGGGATTGCGATTTCCTTGGTGAGTTGTATATGGCTCTGGACTTGGGAAGCCATTGGAAAGGACAGTTTTTTACACCGTATAGTTTGTGTAAAATGACTGCTCAATTACAAAAAAATGATATAGAACAAGAAATAAAAGCAAATGGATTTGTATCTGTAAATGACCCGGCATGTGGAGCAGGCGCATTGCTGGTTGCGGTAGCAAATACTGCGGCAGAAGAAATAAAACAATTTAATTGGCAAAATCACATCCTATTTGTTGCTCAAGATATAGATGCAGTTACGGCCAAGATGTGTTATATACAATTATCTCTATTGGGGTGTGCTGGGTATGTTAAGATTGGCGATACAATGGCGAATCCAATAACGGCAAACGAGGCATTGTATGAAATGACAAAAGAAGATAGTTGTTATTGGTATACACCAATGTATTTCAATGATGTTTGGAATTGGCGAAGAATGTTTCATATGTTTGATAAAACCATGCAAAAAAATATAACGATAACAAATAATGATGAAAAAGAAAAGACCGCCCAACCAGTAGAAAACTCGCAAGATATAGATAGAAACGAGTTTAATACCGAAAAGAACGGTCAGCTATCATTATTTTGAAAGGAGTTTGGATATGGAAACTACAAATCAAAATAACTTAGACGAAATTATATCACAAGATACAGAGAAAATCAATAATGACGAACAGACAAAATCTGAAATCGTGTATATTGAAGTTGATAAATTACATCCACATGATGCAAATCCTCGAAAAAATACAGGTGATGTAACGGAACTGGCGGACAGCATAAAGAAAAACGGTATATTGCAAAATCTTACGGTTGTTCCTGCAACCGGTTATTGGTACGGTGACTATACCGTAATAATCGGTCACAGACGTTTGGCGGCGGCAAAACAAGCGGGATTGAAAACTGTACCGTGCGTTATTCGTGAAATGGGCCAAAAGGAACAGATAGCAACAATGTTGCTTGAAAATATGCAACGTTCGGATTTGACAGTATATGAGCAAGCGCAAGGAATACAGATGATGTTAGATTTGGGCGAAACGGTTGAAACAGTTGCAGAAAAAACTGGTTTTTCCGAAAGCACTGTAAGACGTAGAACTCGTTTGTTGAAGTTGGACAGTGATGTGTTCAAGGAAACTGAGGGCAGACAGATAACCATGTTGGAGTATGACAAGCTGTTTGAAATCAAAGATGATAAGAAAAGGAATGAAGTGCTAAAATCCATTGGTACAAATAATTTCAATAATGAAATATTGCGTGCAGTACAAGCAGAGAAAACAACAGAAATACGCAAAAAATTTTTTGAAGATTTGAATGAATATGCCGAAGAAGTGAAAGATACCACAGGATTAGTATATATAGGTTGGTTTGATAATACAAAAAATATAACCGATTATTCAATCCCGGAATGTACAAAGCTATACTATCGAAGTTATGGAAGTGGTGTAGGAGTATCGTTATATCGTAGCACGACAGCTGATGAGAAACAAGCAGAACAAGAAAAAACAGAACAAGAAAATAAAATTAAAGAAGAAAGAGATAGCAAAATACGAAAGCTAAAAGAACTGGCAGAACGTACATATACCTTGAGAAGAAATTTTGTAAAAGACTTCACGTTAAATGAACAGGCAACATCAAAGAACTTGCAAAATTTTATTATCACGGCATTGCTTGAAGCGGCATTGCTTGAAGATAATTATTTCGATATTGAAAAATTTATTGAAATGTTGGATGTCGAATATGATGAAGACGATTTAGACGAAATGCAAGGGGTGCGAGAAGTATATGAACGGTCAAAAAAAACACTGCAAAATAAAATGGTTATTGCAGGATATGTTCTATACAATGATAGAAAAACAAACGATTGTTACGATTATACAGGAAATCACAGAGAGAACGAATCACTTCAGCGACTCTATGATGGACTAATTACAATAGGCTATGAAATGTCTGATGAAGAACGTGCCATGATGGACGGTACGCATGAATTATATACCACTGAAGATGAATAATTGATAAAGGAGAGATTAAGATGACAAATATTATAAAATGCAGATTTTTGGATAAAGACGGTGAACCGAGAGGCAGAGAATACAGCTATAAAACAGAAATACCTGTTGAAGTCGGTCAAATAGTAGATGTACCTGCACCACGTCAAAGTGACGCTGACAGTGAATTGAAAACAAAATCAGTTATCGTATCACAAATAAATGTACCAGAAGAAGAAATTGCTCCTTTTGCAGATAAGGTCAAAACAGTTGTAGGTATTCATACTGAAGAAAAGGAGGATTAATAAAATGCACACCACAGAACAAAGGCGAGAAATTTTTAAAAGCTGCGAAAAGGAAATGCTATTTCTTCATGCAATGATAGGTAATAAAAATATGTCGGAAATTTTACGTCCGATGATTAAAGAAAAGTTTATGGATATGAATTATAAAATGGTAGAAATGTATATGGAGGACATCGGAGAAGTAATACAGCTATTACCTCGTTATGCGGTTCCGTCAGTTATAGCAACTCTAAGGCTTATTTTAGAGGCGTTGGAAAAGGACATGACTGAAAAGGATAAAATGGTGGCACAAAAAATTAAAGAGCAAGGCGTAGTGGCTATTACAAGACATGAGATAAAATAAAGTTTAAAAATTACAATGGGAAGTATTTAACTATTATTTATGCAGTTGGGTACTTCCCGTAATAAAACTTGTATTGGAGTGATTCCATGAATAGAAAATGGACCAAAGAAGATGTTGAATATCTCAAAGAAAAATGGGGAAATGTTTCAATTTCAAGCATTGCAAAAAAGCTAAATCGAAGTGTCAATGCAGTAAAGTTAAAAGCGAAAAGATTGGGGCTTGGACCTATGTTAGAGAATGGTTCGTATGTAACATTAAATCAAGTGGCGATAGCTTTAACCGGAAGAAATTTTTCTTCATATTACAAGAAGTCATGGATAGAAAACAGAGGTATGCCTGTTCATAATAAGAAAGTTATAAATAATACTTTTAAAATTATCTATTTAGATGAGTTTTGGAAATGGGCTGAAAAAAATCGTTCATTTTTAGATTTTTCAAAGATGGAGCCGTTGGCTTTAGGTAAAGAACCTGAATGGGTGAATGAACAACGTAAGAAAGACTATAAGTCAAACGCACTACAAAGAAAAGACCAATGGACACCATATGAAGATGATAAATTGCGATATTTATTAAAACAACAGAAATATGGGTATGCGGAAGTCGCCGATATACTTCATAGAAGTGAAGGAGCAATACAACGCAGATGTACGGATCTGGGCATTCGTGACCGTCCGATAAAAGCTGATACCGGCGGAAATCCATGGACTGATGATATGTATCGCACTATTGTAAAAGGTATAAAAAATGGTGATTCATATTCGCTGATAGCAAAGCGTATCGGAAAATCTGAAAAAGCGGTAAGAGGTAAAGTATATAACAAATATCTGACTGAAAATGCTGATAAAGTTAGAGCTATGATTGGTGATGGTCAATGGGGTGACAATGCTCCGGAACCGAAAGTTAAGCAAGCATTATATTTATCCCACACAAGAGGAGCATGCCGAAAAAGTCTTACGGATTTAGTGGAATTACTGAAATATCGCACATTGTGTATGATGAAAGAGGTACATAAATGATAGATAGAATTGCAAATGAGGTAGCAATTCAGTGCATGGATTGTGGAATTATAACGGATATACGACAGTTTAAGGACATACTTGTTATGGCTTTGAACAATTACACAGTATCACCTAAAGAAAAAGCTATTGCGGTATATGATGACTTGAGCAAGGGATACCAAATGTTCTTTGTCACGAAGAAAGTAAAAGGCTTATCCGACAAGAGCCTAAAATACTATAAATGCGTTATAGATGATGCAATGATAAGAATAAATAAGCCATTAGACAGGATTACGGCTGATGATATTCGGTATTTGTTGGCTTGCAAAAAGAGAGATGGCAGAAGCAATACAACTTTGAATAACATTAGACGTGTATTATGCTCGTTTTTTAAATTCTTGGTGAATGACGATTACATAGTCAAAGACCCTATGTTAAATATAGACGTTGTAAGACAAGAAAAAACTGTGAAAAAGCCATTTTCACCGATTGACCTTGAAAAAATATTTGATGTATGCCGAAACGATGAAAACGAATTAGCAAAACGCAGAAATGTAGCTATGATAGAGTGCCTTTTATCAACAGGCTGCAGAGTAGGAGAGATAAGCTCAATAAAAATTGAAGATGTTGATTTTCGTAAAGGCGAGTGTATTGTACATGGCAAGGGCAACAAGGAAAGGAAAGTCTTTTTTAATGATAGGTCAATATTAAGACTGTCCGAGTACATAGATTATCGGAAAGATAATTGTGAGTATCTGTTTTGCTCGATTAAAAAACCGTTCAAAAGATTAAATGTGGGCGGTGTAGAAACGAATATAAGAAATATCGGTGAAAAAGCAGGCGTAGCAAACTGTCATCCACATAGATTTCGTAGAACAATGGCATGTAATGCACTGAAAAAAGGTATGCCAATAGAGCAGATACAAGCACTGCTTGGCCATGAAAATATCGAAACAACAAAAGTATATTTGTGTATCGATACAGATAAACTTGCGGTCGAACATAATCGATATTTAGGATAAGTATATAAAAAGGTGAGTGTTTATAAATGAATGAAGTAGAAATATTAAATAAAATAATGCAGGCATTTCCCCAAGGCTCTCAAGGCGGCAATGTAGTTATAAATATTATTAATACTTCGAATCAGCAGAACAACAATATTTCACAGTCAACAAGTATATTAAACACTAATATACAGACTGATGAAATCGAACGCTTAAAAAACAAAGATATGCCCGAGTTTGAGGAATATTTAGCCCAACAAAGAAGGTCACACAATACAACATATTCCTATGTATTCTCCGTGAGTGATTTTTTCTCTCGCTATGACTGTTTGGATGACAAGCATGTCGAAGAATGGATACAGTTATTGAAAAGTGAGAAAAAAACACCTAAAACGATAAATTTACGATTATCAGGCTTAATGGCATTTGCCAAATTCAAAGGGATAAAACTGAATGTGAATAAATTGCCCGTTCAAAAGAAGTCGTTTGTTGACAATGTTATATCCGAGGAAGAATATTACAAATTATTAAAGTGCCTAAAAGCAGACAACAAGATGAAAGGGTATTGGATGATCCGCTTTTTAGGACAAACGGGCGCAAGAGTCAGTGAATTTGTGCGGTTTGAGAAAAAAAATTTAGAGGACGGCTACATAGACTTAGATACGAAGTGTCATAGCCGACGGATATTAATACCGGATAGACTGATTGAGGAAAGCAAGGAATATTTTGCAGGCGTGCAAGGACGGTGGTTGTTTCCGGGGCAAAAAAAAGGACAGCATATGACCACAGGAGGTGTTAATTCACTATTAAAGGATTTTGCTAAAAAATATGATATACGAGAAGATGTAATGCACGCGCATGCATTCCGGCATTTCTTCGCGATACAATCCCTTAATAACGGTGTGGATATGTCGTTATTAAAAGATTTATTGGGACATGGCAGTATTGATACTACGCAAATATATACCCAACTGTCTTCGGCAGAACAAAAAAAGCGATTTAACGAGGCTGTTAAATGGTAAGGTTGTAGAGCGTATGGAATAATACGAACAACTGTAAGCAGTATATTACAAGGAAAGGTGAGAGAAATATGACGGTATAAGAATTATATGACAGATTAGAACAGTTAATCCGTGATGGTTGCGAAGATTATCATGTTATTATTTCAAACGAATTTGACGAACAGATTTTATATGATGTTGATGTTCGTGAAGAGGACGATGAAATACTATTGTATTAAAAAGAGAGGGATGCAAAATGAAAGTAAATATTTGTGATATATGCGATAAAATAATAGGTCATAAACAGGGTGTAACGCTGAAAGCGTCAGACCATACGTTGACAAGGATAATAGATAATCATGTAATATCAAACATGAAACGCAAATACAAGGTGCATATTTGTGATGATTGCATAGAGGCAATCGAGGAGTATTGCAAAGCGGCAAAAGCTGAAAGCAATACAAAAGAAGTACAGACGAAAATTAAGGGATATACGAAGCTGAAGATGAAAACATGTGATGAATGCAGGTTTCTCAAAGTTTTAAATGATGATAAAACTGGTGTATATGCGAAATGCCCAACGAAAACATTTTTGCTATGGAAAGAAGATACACGGCATACAACTTGCGATTGTTGGGAGGATAAAAATGCTGACAAAAAAATATAAAAACGGATTTGTAACGCTGAATGCGGAAATGTTTCTGCCTATAACACAGGAAACAATCGATAGGGAAATACGCAACTTCGAGCCGGTGAAAACGGCAATAGAGAAGTTGCACGAGTATGAGCAAAAAGATATTCCGTTGAAAATAAGTCTTGACGAAGAATATGGATTGAGCCGTTGCCCTAAGTGTAATGCGTATATTATAGACTGTAACAAATACTGCGCAAAATGTGGGCAACGTTTAGATTGGAGTAGTATGATATGAAACGAATTGCTATACCGAAAATGAAAATAACAAAGGATTGCCAAGTGTATGGAGATTTATTTGGAGTAATGATTACGTTGTGTCTTGACACGAATCAAAAATGGACTATTACAAAAAGGTCCCGAAAATATTATCATTTAGCTCGAAATGGACAAAAATTACGGTTGACACATTGTGCATTTGATAGACTATTTGAGGAGGTATAAAAATGACGATAAAAGATTTGTATAAAACTTTAGGGAATATGATTAGCAATTATGGTGATTATGAAATTGCAATCGATCATGAAATGACTGGAGATGAAATTGCTTTTAGTTTTGATGACGACCATGAACAGGTTGATATATGTAATGATTTAAACTGTTAAAAAGGAGCCACAGGAATGAGAGATATAATTTTTAGAGGTAAACGTATAGACAATGGAGAATGGATAACGGGTGGTATATTTCAGCAAAAAGCTGATGGTGTCGAAGATGAAGTAGTGTATATAATTGATAATTCATCAAATGATGTTGACTGGGCACATAGAGTTATACCTGAAACCGTAGGGCAATTCACCGGAGTTGCGGACAAAAACGGAAAACGAGTTTTTGAAGGGGATATATTCCAATATGAGCCGCATTTCAAAACAGAAAAAGCATGGATAGGAATAGTAAAATACAGAAATACATACGACTACTATCGTGCGTGTAATGACTGTGGTTTTGTTATAGAGTGGCAAGACGAGTCGATAATGACACCACGAGAAGATTTATTATACTGGTGCGGTGACGGAAAATCAGCCAGTGTTATAGGCAACGTATATGATGACCCCGAATTATTGGAGGAATAAAAATGAACAGAAAGGAAATAACAAGATTCTTAAGTGAGTTACTTGTCAAAAAAAGATTATCTGGCATGGGTAAATACTATGCGAGTGAGGTCACTATGGATTGGTACATTGGCAAAATAACACATACAATGCGACGTGTTGATTTTATACAGTTTGTACCTAAAAATCAAACTGTAAGTGGTATAGAACATGGCGATTTTTATTTCTATGAGGTAAAAAGCTGCAAAGAAGATTACAATAGCGGGAACGGTTTGACTTTTGAGGGTGATAAAAATTATATTATCACTACGGCAGAAACATACAAGAAAATTATCAAAGATGTAGACTATGATGTCGGTGTACTTATAGCGTGTCCGGTGCTAAGAGAAATTAAAGATGAAATTGAAAATCCTACGCAAATAGACGGTAATATAGATGATTGGATACTCAAGACTGCGAAAAACGCACATAGTAAAAATCGTGAGCGACCATTGTCACAACTTCTATTTTTCATGCTGCGTTCGGGAAAGTGAGGAATAAAAATGATTATAAAATTACCGATGGGTGTAACTGTGGATACAAGTAATATACCAAATAATTTTGGTGTAATTATTCGTGACAGCTTTAGAAAATTTACTGACGGAACTAAAGAAGAATACCGATATGAAGATAAGCTAAGGTTTATAGATTGTTGTGTTGCATATATGAGTCGTTCAAACGACGCAGACGAAGCTGTACAAGATATAATACTTGGCGAAACAAAAAGACGAATGAGCGAAGACGGAGAATTCCCGAATAAAAGTGATTTTGAGAGTCTTGAATTTATGAGTATTTGCTACGAAATAGGACAAAAAAGTGCAAAATTATGCTCAAATGAATATGGGGATGATAAGCATGATAATGAGGCTGCGTTGAAGTTACTTGCAAGCATTGTAAAGATTGTTATCAATTTTTGAGGAATGATGAATAAAACGGAGGAATAAAACGATGACAGTATCAGAATTATTAAAATGTTTAAAGGCATTAGAAGAAGACGGCAAGGGCTATTATAAGGTGTTATTTAAAGGATGGGATTGGTTTGCGGAAATACATATCACTCATCTGGACATACCTGCAGAGGAACTTATATTGAAACTGTAGAAAGCGAGGAAAAATAAATTAAATGGTTGAGTGGGAAAAAATCAAAAAATTGATGAACTGCTTCCCGAGAAGTATTATAAATCATAATGGTGAATTTATAGCAAGTATAAAAGAAAATGAGTATTTTATACTTGAAAGTTGCAAAGATGAGCGTGAAATAAAATGCAAAGTTTTAGCGTGGTTTTCAAGAGGCGCTCATAAAACACAACATTATAATTCAAAAAAGAAAAATAATGAATACCATCAATTTATGATTGACGGAATAAACAGGTATCTCGGAACAAACTTTGATTTTCAAGATATGGATATTATTTACACAAAACTCGGTAATGATGTTAATCGACCACTATGTGAAAAGTTTATTGACAGTGGATATGATATGAATATTTTGATTTCTAAATTAAAAGAACAACAAAAATTTGCAGAGTCTATTACAAAGAAAATTGAATAAAAAGTGTAATTTAATTTTGAAAAAATGCTTTTTGTACTCAAAATCTAATTGAAATGAATGGTAAAGTAGATTTCATTTATAATAAACAAAATATAATTAAAAAAAAATAATGGAGGACAAAAAATGAAATACGAAGTAACAAACGAAATAATTGAATCAGCAGGCAGAAAATTGCACCGCATAAGAGCATTGGTAGATATTATAACACTTTACGGTAGACCAGTAAAAAAAGGTGAACGTGGAGGCTGGATTGAAGAAGAACGTAACCTTAGTCAAGATGGAAACGCTTGGATATACGATAATGCACGAGTATGTGGTGCTGCACAAGTTTTTGATAATGCATGTGTGAGTGAATATGCCAGAGTATGTGGCGAGGCAAAAATTTACGGTAATGCACATATAAGTAGAAAAGCGAAAGTGAGTGGCAAAGCGCAAGTATATAATAATGCATACATAGATGACGAGGCAAAAGTATATGGTCATGCGTTAATTCATGGGAGTGCTCATGTGTGTGGTGAGGCACAAGTTTTTGGTAATGCAAAAGTGCGGGGTGGAGCCAGAATAAACGACCGAGCCAAAGTATATGGAAATGCCGAAGTTCATGGAAGTGCACGAGTATGTGGTGAATCTGCGGTATGTGGCATAGCCGATGTGCATGGGGATACAAATTTGTGTGGCGATGCTTGGATACGGGACAATGAATGTTATTTAACAATTAAAGGATTAGGTTCAAGATATAGAGATACAACCATATTTAAAACAAGAAACGGAGATGTTGTTGTAAGGTGCGGATGCTTTTATGGTACACTGGCGGAGTTTGTTGATGAAGTTGAAATAACGCATGGTGACAGCAAATATGCTAAAGAATATCTTGCATTTGTTGAATTGGCTAAAATCCATTTTGGGATTGATGAGGTGTAAAATGATAAAATTATTAGCAATGCTCGTCACAGTTATAATAATTGTGATAGACATTAACAGAATGTGAGGTGGGTAGCAACCAATGAAGAATAAAGTGGCCGAACGTGCGAAGAAAAAAAGACGTGCGTTAAAAGAGGCGGAACGACGTAAAGAACAAGAAAATTTACTGAAAAAATTTAATGAGATTGCCAAAAAACACGGTGTGAATAATGAAAAATACAACAAACAAACATTGTGGCAAACATTCATGAAAGTCGATAAAGAAATGGTTAAATTAAGCATTGTATATAGCGTTATGGCAGTTGCATATTGTTTAAGAAAAACATTCGGTTGGGGAAAAATTAAGATATACAGATATGCTATGGATATGAACAGATATATTACTTCTGTCGGCAAGCAAGACAGAGATATTCCGGCATTAAATGATGAATTACGAACAGAGGCAGGAATTGACTGTACCAAAATTTTTGAGGGTTATAAGCCATATATGCTAAAAAAGGTAAGTCTTCAAAAATCGTCAGAAGCAGAGGCTATGTTTGAAAAAATTAAGTACATATTACCTATGGTTATATATCCGTTGTATTCAAGAGAGGGGTGGAAACAAAAACGAATGAACCGCTTGGGACAAGCTTTAAAGGAAACTTTAATTGATATTTTAGAAAGTGATGAAATCGATAATATCAAAAGGACCATGTATGAGGAGTGCGGTCTTAAATTCTATGATGATGGAACGGTAGATCCTAATTAAAAATGCTATTATAGAGAGCCTTCGAACTCCCACAACCAACACAGGAATCGGAGGTATAAAAAATGCAGGCAGACGAAAAAAGAATTATAACTGATGAAGAATTAACCGAAATAGTGAAAGTAGCTGCTAAAGCAGGGGCTGACGCAGCTATGGAACATTTTAGGGCAGAAAAACTCAAAGAAAAACGCAACCGAAAGGATAGGAGATTACATAATACAAAACTCTTGATACGTCATTACAGAACGTTTAAAGAATATGTGAATAATGCGGTGTTTGAACGCGAAGAATCAAATGAAGATGCACTTGGCGCCATTGAAGAATTAATGTGGGAGCCACGAGTAACTGCAGATATGGTTGTAGAATCAATTAAACGCAGTGCGGCAAGAACACAGATTATAATAAATCATATAGACGGAATGATTAACGTGTATCAAGATATGTGTCAAAAGTCAAACAGTGAAATGAAAATACGTCGTAGCAAGGTGCTTTATGATATGTATATATCTGATACAGTTTATTCAAAGGAACAGATTGCAGAAATGTATTTCATTGATAAACGGACAGTGTATAAGGATATAGACGCTGCCTGCAAAGAATTAAGTGTATTGTTATTCGGAATAGACAGCATTAATTAGGGCACAAATAGGGCATTGACTCGGCTATATGGATATGATAAAATAGTATTAGTAAAATTCTAAAATAATTTAAAAAGTCCATTTATTCAATTTGCGAATAAATGGACTTTTTTATTGTCGGAAAGGAGAATTAGAAATGTATGCTCCCTCCTAACACATTTATAAACTTAGGAGGATGTATATGGAAAGTACAATAGTTATGCGCAGTGTCAGTGCATTAAAATGTTATGAAAACAATCCAAGACACAATGAAAATGCGGTTGAAAAAGTGGCAGAATCAATTAAAGAGTTCGGTTTTTTAGTGCCAATAGTAATTGATACGAATGACGTGATTATAGCAGGAGAAACCCGTTTAAAAGCGTCTAAACTGTTACAACTTGACAAAGTACCATGTATTATAGCAGATGAACTCACAGATGAGCAAATAAAAGCATTTCGATTGATTGAAAATAAAACATCTGAATTTGCAACATGGGATTTTGAAAAACTACAGGAAGAACTAAAGGCTATTGACATAGACATTGGACTGTATAATTTCCCAGAATTAGATGATGTAGAATTAAATGTTTCCGATGATGATTTTTTAAAGGATACGGAAATAGTGAGGGAACATCATAATAAGACAACAACGTGCCCTAAATGCGGCGAGGTGTTTGAAATATGAGAGTATTTCTTGCGTCCACCGGGTCGGGTATGTCAAAGGGATTAAGGGATAAGACGGTTAAAATATGTCGGCCGAGATATATACTTGAAACATTTTTCAATGGTGAAAAATCATGTCTTGAGGCTATGAGCATTGTAGGAAATGATAATTTTTTACTTGATAGCGGAGCGTTTTCATATATGAACGGTGCAAAGGTGACATTGTCGCAAATGGATAGTTATATTGACAAATATATAAAATTCATAATCAATTATAAAATCAAACATTATTTTGAAATCGATGTTGATAATATTTTTGGTCTTGATCGCGTTGAGTTTTGGCGGAACAAGATGGAGAGCGCAATAGGTTATCAATGTATTCCTGTGTGGCATAAAGGCAGGGGCGTTGAATACTGGAAACGGATGTGCAAAAAATACTCATATATAGCGATAGGCGGATTAGTATTTCATGTAAAGAAGCAGGAATATGAATTAATACGACGATTGGTTGAATATGCGTATTATTGTGGTGTCAAGGTCCATGGCTTAGGTTTCACGAAAACACGAGAACTGAAAAATTACAAGTTTTACAGTGTAGACAGCGCAAGCTGGGTAGTGTCGGCCACAAGAGGACAACAAATACACTTTTTCAAAAACGGGTATATAAAAACTCGGCAGTTAGAGAAAAAAGGGCATAAAGTAGATTTGCCGAAGTTGGTAGCTCATAATATGATAGAGTGGACAAAATTTCAAAAATATATGGATGGAGTGAATTGATTATGAAAAAGAATACATTTAACTTAACACTATTAACAGGAATATTTTGCTTAGGGCTTATAACGTCCAACTTATTCGGTGGTAAGCTTATAAGCGTCTTAGGATTAACCGTTGCGGGTGCAATAGTAACATATCCACTCACATTCTTGACAACTGATATTATCGGTGAAATATGGGGAAAGAAAGAGGCGAACGATTGCGTTAAAGTAGGTATAATTGTTCAAATCGGCTTTTTGATATTAGGGTATTTATCATTGAAAATACCGACATTATCGCAAACAACTCATTTGCAAGAGTGTTTGACAGCGGTATTAAATCAAGGAACAAGAATGACGTTCGCAAGCCTTGGAGCATTTGCAGTCAGTCAGACAATGGATGTTATTTCATTTCATTGGTTAAAGAATAAGACGAACGGAAAGTATAAATGGTTAAGAAACAATGCAAGTACAATGAGCAGTCAACTTATAGATACTGTTATCTTCATAGCTATAGCTTTTTACGGTGTAGTTGATAATATAATACTTATGATATTTGCTCAATACTTAATTAAATTGATTTTAGCGGCATTAGATACGCCGTTTTTTTATTTCTTCACGCGAAGAAGAAAATGCAAAAATTAAGGAACGAATTGTAGGGAGGTGTCTAAGGTGGCACGAGTGCCTAATGAAAAAGCATCGAAAGCAGAGGCTATGTATCATGACGGTATGAAACTCGTGGATATAGCAAGAAAACTTGACGTGCCGCCAGGCACTGTCCGACGATGGAAAAGTACATACCATTGGGACGGAATTTCTAAAAAAAAACAAAACGAGCGTTCGGATAATAAAAGCGAACGTTCGGATAAATCAGAAACACGTCATAGAGGCGGTCAGATAGGTAATAACAATGCGTTAAAGAATGCAACTTATGCCAGTGAATATTGGAAGAATATCAGTGATGAAGAACGTGCAATGATGGCAGATATGCCGACAGATGAAGAATTTATGTTAATTGAAACATTGAAATTGGCTACTTTGCGAGAGCGGCGTTATATGGCATTATTGGCACGATATAATGAATTGTTGAAAAATTCGCCTGACGGAATGATTTTGAAAGAAGATATACGGGTGTTGACTAAAGAAAGTAACGCATTCGGAAAATGTGTCAGTAGCAAACAACATCAAACGGTTACGGCACAACAAACAAAGGTTGACGCAGTAGAACAAATGCAAATAATAGAATCCGAATTAACTCGGGTGCAAAAACTGAAAATCAAAACACTTGAAGCATTGTCTAAAATTCGAGCAGAAAAGGCAACGGATGGCGACAGTGAATTAATAGATGATTGGATAAAGGCAGTAGAGGGGTGTGAGGATGATGATTAAAACGCTTGAAATATTTCAAAAGCGTATTCCTCTTTACAGGAAAAATATAAAACTATTTGCATGGGAAATGTTCAAATTCATACCGGACAAATGGCAAAATGATGTGTTTTGCGATATAGTTACCGATAATCGTATTACTGTAAAATCGGGGCAGGGTGTGGGAAAGACAGCTATAACAGCGATAATACTATTGTGGTTTTTAAGCTGTTTTTCATATCCGAGAATAGTTGCAACGGCTCCAACCAAGCAACAACTGAATGATGTGTTGTGGTCAGAAGTTGCAAAATGGCAAGAAAAAAGCCCTGTGCTGAAAAAAATATTGAAATGGACCAAGACATATGTTTATATGAAAGGTCACGATAAGCGGTGGTTTGCAGTGGCGAAAACGGCAACTAAACCCGAAAATATGCAAGGTTTTCACGAAGACAATATGTTATTCATAGTAGATGAGGCTTCTGGTGTTGCGGACGCTATTATGGAAGCTATACTTGGTACATTGTCGGGTGAAAATAACAAATTGTTGATGTTAGGGAATCCGACAAAGACTTCAGGTGTATTTTATGACAGCCACACAGTAGACAGAGCGTTATATAAATGTCATACAGTTAATTCCGAAAATGTGGCACGAGTAAATAAAAAGAATATAGAAAATCTGAAAAAGAAATACGGCGAGGACAGCAATGTTGTTCGTGTTCGTGTATATGGTGAATTCCCGACACAAGAAGATGATGTATTTATACCGCTCTCTATAATTGAACAGTGCAGCAGTAAGTTGTATGAACTTCCCGACAACAATAAATTACCCTATATTATATTAGGTGTAGATATAGCTCGTTTCGGAAATGACGAAACTATTATATATCGTAATGCGCAAGGAAGATTAAAAATCATGGCCGAGCGTAAAGGTCAAGATTTGATGGCGACTGCTGGTGACGTTATAAGAATATATAAAAAAACAATCAATGAATTTCCCGAATACAGAGGGAAAATATATGTCAACATTGATGATACGGGCTTAGGCGGCGGCGTGACGGATAGATTAAAAGAAGTCAAAAAGGAACAACAGCTATATAGATTAGCCGTTGTTCCTATTAATGCTGCTGAAAAAATTGAAACTGATACAAAGGCAGGTAAAGAGGCGGCAGAGTATTATAATAACCTTACAACACATATGTGGGCGTGCCTGAAAGAATTAATCGAACATAAAGAAATTGAAGTGGAAGATGACGCTGATACAGTAGCACAGCTTTCAACACGAAAATATAGAATAGCTTCAAACGGAAAGATTGAGATTGAGGGCAAAGACGAAATGAAAAAGCGTGGATTAAAATCACCCGACAGAGGAGATGCTGCTGCATTATCAGTATATCTTGGTAAGATAAAGAAATATACAGGCAGTATGCCAAATATCAGTGACGGTCTAAAAAAAGAAAGTGAATGGATGAGGTGACTGAAATATGGGTTACATGAAAGAGTTTGGTCGTGCAGGTCAAAAGCGTACAGGCGGAATTTTTTACGAAGAATTCTTACCGGAACTGCAAGGAAAAAAGGGTATAGAAACATATCGTGAAATGGCTGACAATGATGATGTAGTTGGAGCTATTTTATTTGCGGTTGATATGCTAATACGAGGTTGTTCATGGGACACTCAACCGGGCGGCAATACTCCGGCAGACGAGGAAGCGGCTGATTTTGTGTGGCAATGTATGAATGATATGACTGAAACGTGGATTGACACAATATCGGAAATATTGTCTATGTTGACATACGGATGGAGTGCACATGAAATTGTGTATAAGCGTCGAATGGGACGTAAAAAAGATATTCGTCTGAACAGTAAATATAATGACGGTCGAATAGGGTGGCAGAAGTTACCGATACGCTCACAGGAAACTTTGTACAGATGGGAATATGATGATAATGATAATCTGTTGGGATTAACGCAAATGCCACCGCCGAAGTTTGATTTAATCACAATTCCTGCGAATAAACTGTTATTATTCCGCACCAAAAGCAGCAAAGGAAACCCAGAGGGGCGAAGTATATTGCGTAATTCGTACCGTTCTTGGTACTTTAAAAAGCGAATACAAGAAATTGAAGGTATAGGAATTGAACGTGATTTAGCAGGTTTACCTGTAATGACTGCGCCTGAAGGTGTTGATATATGGGATAGTGATGATAAAAACATGGTCAGTGCAAGACGTGAAGCGGAACGATATGTTAAAAGTATACGTCGTGATTCGTTGGAGGGAGTTGTAAAACCTGAAGGGTGGAAGCTGGAATTACTTACAAGCGGCGGAAAGCGTAATTTTGATACAAACGCTATTATTGAAAGATATGATACACGAATTGCAATGACGGTCTTAGCTGATTTTATAATGTTGGGACATCAGAGTACAGGAACATATAATCTCGGCAGTGATAAGTCACAGATGTTTTCTGTGGCAATCGGTGCGTATCTTGATATGATAGCGGAAGTGTTTAACAACAAAGCTATCCCCGATTTAATAGATATGAATGGTGATACATTTAAAGATATTACGGATTATCCAAAGATAATACATGGCGAAATTGAAAATAGAAATATCAGTGAACTTGGTGACTTTATACAAAAAGTTTCGAGCGCAGGATTTATTTCACCTGATGAACAGCTTGAAGATTATCTTCGTGACGCCGCAAAGCTGCCGGAACGTGCAGATTACTCCGGTAATGGCGGAACATCACCCGAAAAGAGCGAATTCAAAGAGGAATAATATAAATATATGTTTACATTCAGAAAAGCAAAGAGAATATTTGAAAAAATACGCAAGCCCGATAGAAGTAAAAAGGGTGAAAATGCACTACAACGTATTCGTAATATGTTGGATAAATATGAAACACCGATAACATTGGCATTATTATTTTTATGGGATGACTATAACATAAATGAAGAAACGGCAGATGAAATCATGCGTGGTAATGAGAATGTAGAAGATGTACATGAATCGTTTGAATTAAATCTGCGTGATTTTGAAGATGAAACATTAACACCAACCTTGGAACAGGTTGGCGAAGAACGATTTGAAACCTCATATGAAGATAATAAAGACTTGATAAGTATCAATACCGAAACATCAGATGATGATAACGAAAATAATGAAGATAGTCAGTTTGATTATTCTGCATTTTACACCCAATGGTGTGATGAAAGAGCGGGTAATCTTATTGCAAATATCAATGATACACAGAGAGAAAATGTTAAAAGCATTATAAATACTGCATTACAACAAGGTGATACACCGTATTTTGCCGCTCGTAGAATAAAAGATACGGTAGGATTAACAGAGCGACAGCTTAATCGGAATAACCGCTATTATGAAAATATGCGGAATACTCTGCGTGAGAATAATCCTAAATTAACCGATTATGAAATTAATAGCAGAGCCGCAAAGGCAGCAAGACGGATGGCAGATAAGCAACGGGCGAAGAGGGCAAAGGATATAGCGCGAACTGAAATCGTTACAGCACATAATCAGGCAAACAGAGCATATATACAATGGGCGATAGAACATGGATATATGCAGAATGTATATAGACGTTGGGTGACATCAAACAATGACAATGTTTGTCCGATTTGCGTTGCATTGAACGGACAAACAGTACCATTTGATAAACCATATAATGTACCGTCCGATATTAAATATAACGGTCCTGAGATAATGGCACCGCCGGTACATACAAATTGTTGTTGCGGCGAAGAATTTTTCACGGGTGACAATAATAAAATACCGAGTGTTCCAAACAAATGGGACAGTATGAGTGAGGCGGAAAAGAAAGCATGTGTCAATTATTATGCCGACAAGTCACAATATGCGGAATATAAAAAACAGCTGGGGGCTGAAAATGTCCCTAAAACTCTTGAAGATTTCCAAAAATTAAAGTATAATAATAAAGAGGAATGGGACAAATTAAAGGCTGCATATAGAGCTACAAAGTCTGAACGAAGTGGATATAAATATTCGACTGATGGAACATTTATAGCAACTAACCATAGAAAAGGTGGCTCTGTTCCAAGACAATTAAAGCCATATGCAGTGTTAGATTTAGAAAAATCGGATGGACATATAGAACGTACAATATATGACAAAGACGGATATATGGTAAAACAAATTCATCCTACGGATCACGGCAATCCAAAACAACATCCATATGGTAAAAACGGAGAACATATTCATACATACAAGTGGAAAGATGGAACTTTGGAAGAACGAAGAACTCGAGACATAACGGATTCGGAAAGAAAGGTCAATGGTGATATTTTATGAAATTAAATTCAGAAGAAATAAAAAATTTAATATTATCGCTTGTACAAGATGTGGTATTCGAATATGACAATAAGACTTGTTGTATCAATCCATGGAGTAGGACTAAATTTGAAGTGGGTTATAATGACATTGTGAAGATATATTCGGATATAGATGATTTAATGAATGATACCATTTTTAATGGACGTTCATTAAGTGATATAGCGGATGAAATTGAAATTGAATAATGTTTAAAAATGAAATTGATAAATTAACACGGTGGTTTTAAATCAGCGTGTTTTTTTGTTGCACAAAAATAAAGGAGGTAAAGAATTATGGGACTAAATGCTAAGAATTTAAAAGTTTCTATAACACCAGAAATGATACCTACAATGCACGAAGATAAGAATGAATTCTATTCAGGTGCGAGAATTAAACTAAATGAAATTGATTTAACTAATATTGTATCAGAGTATGAAATTCGTAAAGAATTAGGAGAATTAGCATACTTGGTTTTAAAGATTCCTTTGTTTAATGAACCTACAATAAATACATAATATTTTCAAGTAAATTTTAGGAGGCTGATTAAATTGAAAAGTTTTAATGATTACATCATTCACAAGGCAAGGGATGAACCTGAAAAGGTAGTAAAGGCACGTTTCAATGTACAGAAATCATATGAAGAACAACATCTTGTATTCGGATGGGCGAATGTATCGGCTCGTGCCGACGGCGAAAAAATCACCGATTGGCAGGAAGATATTATTGATATTGATGAACTTGAAAAAGCGGTTTATCACTATGTTGAGTTTTACGGTGATGGGGGCGAACTTCACGAACGTGGAGGTGTAGCCACAATGATTGAAAGTATGGTGTTTACCAAAGAAAAACTCAAAGTATTAGGTTTGCCCGAAGACGCATTAGCTGACGGTTGGTGGATAGGTTTTCATGTGACGGATGAAAGCGTGTGGGAAAAAGTCAAAGATGGTACATACTCCATGTTCAGTATTGAGGGTGAGGCTATCAGAGAGGAGGTAGAGAGTAATGCCGAATAAGTTGAAAAATTTGAATATTAAAAAAGTTGATTTAGTGCCGGAGGGTGCCAATCCTGACGCATTTGTTACAATGTATAAGTCTAAAACTCCTATAAGAAAGAGCGGTGAGGCTGAAAGCTTTGCTGATAAATTAAAGGATATTAAATTGGACGATGTAGTTAGGCAAATATGGCAATACACAGAATCACTAAGTAGTAGTCTTATTTCAATTCTTAGAGATGATAACATTATTCAATCAGATAAAAAATCTGCAATGGATAAAAGTCTTGAAGAATTTTATGGTGCCGCTACACTTTCAACAGAAAAATGGAGCGGCGGAAGTGTAAGTGACTATGTTGCAACAGGTTCAGAAGAACTACAAACAGCCACGATTGTAAAAGCATTAAAGGCAGAAACACTCGGTATATTAAAAAGTAATAATGAAGGAGCTGATAATGATATGAAAATTGAAGATATTGATAAGGATAAGCTAACTGATGAAGAAAAAAAGCAGTTGGAGGCTATCGTCAATAAGGCTGGTATAACGAAGCCGGAAGATGACAATGGCAAAGATGACAATAAAGACGACAAGGACGTTAAGAAGATTAAGGATGAACCGATAAATCATGATCCAGAAGATATTTATAAGGGACTTCATCCGGCGGTTGCGGCCGAACTTAAAAGCTTAAGAAAGGCTCGTGACGAGTCGGAAGAAAGAGAAATTACAGCTATTGCGAAAAAGTACGAAGTTATAGGCAAAAAGTCTGAAGAACTCGTACCTACACTAAAAAGCTTGAAAGCCGCAGGCGGTACAGCATATCAAGACATGATTGGTGTGTTGGATATGGCGGTTGAGGCGGTAGAGAAGTCGGGCGCATTCACCGAAATCGGCAAGAGCGGTCATTCTGATGTATCCGGTTCTACTGCCATTGCCAAAGCTCGTGCTATTGCCGATGAGATTAAGAAATCAAATCCAACAATGAGTGACACAGAGGCTATGGCAAAAACGTGGGAAACACACCCCGAACTTATGGAAGACTATGATAATGAGATTGGAGGTTGATATTAATGGCAAAGCAATATATTACAAACGGAATTAATACATCAACTACCCGTGTCGGTGTTGCGGCTGAAGATATGGAAAACGTCGCTGGTAAAGCTGTTAAGTTGAACAGTGACGGACTATTGGAAATTTGTAATACCAAAGGGGAAATGCCTATCGGTATTGTTACTATTGACAATGAGGCGGACGTTTCAAAAGGCGATAATGTTACATATCAAATATTTGCTGTCGGTATTGCGGCTATAAGTGCCACAGTAACAGCAGGAACAGAATTAACACCTGGTTCGGACGGTACATTGGTTGCCGCTGAGGCAGGTGATTTTGTGTGTGCAATAGCAATGAATGATTGCAATGCAAACGCAATGGGAACAGTCAAAAGAGTTGACTATTATAAAAAGGAGGCTAAATAATGGGTACAGAAGTTTTTGATAGAATAAGAAAGGGTAAAACACCTATCAATGTTCCGCTTACGAATATCAGTACGGCATATTTTCAAAGTAAGAGTGGCGGTGCAACATCATTTTTTCCTGAAATACCAGTAACGCTTTCGAGAGCAGCATATTATAAATTTTCAAAAGAAGATTTGTTAAGAGATAATGTTCGTCCTAAGCCTATTCTTGGTAAAGTAGATCCTACCGTTTTCAGTTACGATACTGATGATTATAAGTGTACGCCTGACCAAATTATTGTAGGTTATGATAACATTATTCAATCAGATATAGAGCGTATGGGAGCAAAAGGAATAATGAATTTTCGTCAAAACAAGTCGAAAGTTATCGCTGAACAGATATTTATTCACCAAAATAAAACATTTGCACAACAATATTTTAAAAAGGGCGTATGGGGTACTGATTTAACAGGTGGTACATCGGCAAGTTCAAGTTCTACTGATTTTGTATCATTTGATAATGATAATTCAAGTCCGATTAAGTTTATTGGAGATTGCATTACAGAAATCAAAAGGACAACGGGTAGAAAACCTAATAAACTGGGATTGGGTCAGCGTGTATTTGACGCACTAATTAATCACCCTGACGTAATGAATCGTGTTATTTACGGCGGTAACACAGCCTCACCTGCAATGGTTACAACAAAATCATTGGCTGCTATTTTGGGTGTAGACGAGGTTGTTGTATTTGACGCTATATGGAATAGTGCAAATCTTGGCGAAGAAGAAAATACAGGCTTTATTTGTGATGAAAACGCAATGCTTTTGGCATATGCAACATCTACGCCAATGATTGATGAGCCAACTGCCGGATATACATTCCGTTGGGATATGGGTACAGGAAATATTCTTCCTATCATTGAATGGGAGGGCGATGAGGGAACATATTCTCATTACATCGGCGGTATGATTGCGCAAGATATGGAAATCGTGTGCAAGGACTTAGGTTTCTATTTCCAAAATGCCGTTACTCCTAAAAATTGATTTAAGGGGTGTGACTAATATATGAGATACACAGCACTTAAATCTTGCCGTATTGGCGGTAAAAACTATAACAAAGGTGATATAATTCAGCCTGATGAATTGTCCGCATATGAGGGGTTAAAGCTGGTTAGATACGGTATCCTATGCGAGTTACCTATTAATGCAGAGGAAATGGTTGAACCGATACAATTTGTTGTATCGATACCGATTTTATCACAAGACGGAAAAAGCATTAATTGTACTGCGGACGATGTAACAGAAATTTTCCGTGTACTTCAAATGTCGGCCACAGATGCGGCGGAATATATAAAGAATATTAACAGTGATTCTGTATGTGACGTATTAGGCGCAGTTGATACGAGAAAAACCGTTTTAGCGGCAATTTCAAAGCATACAACAGAGCAGGAAGAAGATAGTGGCGGTGATGAGTAATGCCGAGATACTCATATAATCCCAATGCAATTACGGAAAACGGAGTTGACCGATTGAGGTTTGAACTGGGAGATACAACATTCAATCCGGCAGAGTTGACAGCGGCTTTGTCGGATGAGGAGTATCAAGCGGTTTTGGATATGAACAGACATTGGAAACGTGCTAAATTAGCAGCGTTGGAAGCTATTCTAATGAAGTTTGCACACTCTTGCACTACAAAAATAGGTCCTGTGTCGTATGATTTTTCAAGTAGAGTAGAGGTATGGAAAGACCTCTATAACCGATTGAAGAATGAAGCAAGTATTTCTGTTCCGCCCGTATCGGGAAATGATTACGGACAGGTAAGACCACCGTATTTTTATGAGGATATGCACAGTAACAGCAGAAAGGGCGAGTAATTATGTTCACAGCAAATATTGTACCTGGATATGGATTTCAAGAGGTAGAAATTTATATAAAAAGACATGGGAAAACAGCCAGCGGACGTGTGACAGAAGTAGGATACCAACCTGCCGAACAAGCATTTTTGGGTATTGCTGCCGAGGCAAGTCAACGCGAAAAAGAAGAATGGCGGCAAAATCAGCACCCTATAACACATACAGTTGTACAATATGGAGCAACGGTAAAAGCAAAGGCTACCGATTATCTTGTGTTCCCAGACGGACGTAAATTTTATGTTCAGGGTGTAGATAATGCAGGTAGCCTTAATGTATCTATGATTTATTATGTTGAGGAAAGGTTTGATATAAAATGATTAGCATTGAAATTATTGTTCAAGCTGAACTTGATAAGATAAAAGCACAGTTGCCGGGAAGAACTGCACGAGTATCAAGTGCATTGCGAAATTCTGTTTTTAATGTGATGGCAGGCAGCGGTGTATCTGCTCCAGGTCAACCACCGGGAGTGAGAACGGGAAATTACCGTAATTCTTTTGTTTCATCAACAGAAAGCAACGGAATGTCATTTACAGCGAAAGTAACAAGTGATTGTTTGTACGGTCCGTTTTTGGAAGACGGTACAAGTAAGATGGCAGCAAGACCACACTGTGACCGCATTGCAGAAGACGCATTGCCGCAAGCTATTGCAATATACAGTGAACCATATTAAAGGAGAAAGATTTATGTTTGAAGAAATTTTAAATAATCATCTAAGGAAATGTTCCGATATAACATCATATTTAACTAAATATGATGATGAGCCTGCGATTTTTAATCAGACAGCCCCTGACGATATGTCTGATTTATGGAACGATAACGTACAATATGGACGAATTGTATTTTTTGCAAATATGCAATCCGACACAGAACGTAAAATCAGTGGTACAGTAGAAATTGATGTGTATTTACAAGACACATCAGAGATTGAAGCAATAGCAGAAACGGTCAAAACAAATGTAGACGGCTATTTCTTTAGCGGTAAGTCGGAAACAACCATTCTTGCGAAATGGAATTCTACACGATACGTTGATGTTGCGGACAAAAAAATAACCGTTGCGGCGGTATTGTTTACACTACTTGCGTTTCCTAATCAACAAACCTGCGAGCCTGATCCGATTAAACTGGTTAATGAATGGACACGAAAATTACTACCCGATGTAAAACTGATAGGATATGATGAAGATATTCCGACCGTATGGAAACCTCAAAAGGATATTCCTGCGGTGTACTGGCGAAAATCAAAGGTAGGTAATTGTGAACGAATACCTAGCATGTATGCAGGTGATTGGTACACAGCTGTAATGAACGCTCATATCTTTACAGAAGATATAGCTGTTTCTAATGCTATTGCGAGTATGATGTGTACTAAGCTAAATCAAAAAAAGGTATTACAATTTCCTGATGGAACATGGATGCGTGTTGATAATAACAATCAACTTCAGCCTGGAACTGATGAATTAAGAGTCGGTCAATTATCTGTTGAAGGTGATTATTGCGTATTGCGCAAAGAGCCTGATTCAGAATTATTGAAACATATTAAAATAAATGATTAAGAACGTCTTATTTAAAGGCGTTCTTTTTTGTATAAGGAGGTAATCTTATGGCAACCAAAACTGTAAAAGATGAAAAAACAGCAGATGTGCCAGCTGAAAAGAACTCTGCAAAGGTAAAAACATCAGCAGTATCGAGATACACTACTGATGAATTATCAAATGCAGAAAAAGAACTTAATGCGAATAAAGTTATTATTCGTACAGCACTTTCAAGAGCGGATAAAGATTTATTTACTTTGGAAGAGGCTAAAGAAATTGTATCAAAGTTTAAAAATAAGGAGGTAAAATAAGCATGGGATATGTTTATGAAGACGGCAAGGAGTACCCTCGTGCCGGTGTTTACAGACGTTCAAGCAACGGCAATGTAAATAATACTGTGGCATCTGCGTTGGACGGAATAGGAGCATTACCAATTAAATCTGATTGGGGACCTTTGAATGAAGTGACTCTTCACGCAAAGGGAACAGCTGATGTTACAATGAAAAATACATATGGTACAGGCGGTACAATGAGTGTAGCAGAGGCGTATATGAACGGAGGCTTAGATAAGTTATACTTGGTTCGTATAGGAACCGGTGGTAAGAACGGAAAGATTGAGCTAAAGTCAAATGAAACAAAAGCTGTTACACTAACACTTAAATATCCTGGAACACATGAATTTACTGTATCCGTAAGAGATAAATTGGGTGTAGAAAATACAAGAGAACTTGTGATTTATGATGGTGCAAAGGAAGTTGAAACAATTACATTTGCATCAGGTACAGGCGAGCCTAAAGCGTTGGAAAAGGCTGTTGAAGATATTCAGAGTAAATACGTTACTGCAAAAGCGGAAGATGGCGTTACGGACACCATTACTGGTGTTTCACAACAACCGTTTGAGGGCGGAGAAAACCCTACTACTACAACGGCTGATTACAGTACAGCGTTTGAGGCATTTGAACCGTATTACTATAATACAATCGCACTCGATACCGTTGATTCGGATGTACAAGCACTATTAATAGAATATATAAACACATCATTCAAAGACGGTAATCTTGCCATAGCCGTTATAGGAGATAAAGGCAGTGTCGATATAAATAAGCGTATGGAAAATGCGTCTAAGATAGACAATTATCCGATTGTTTATTTCGCAAGCGATTTTGTGAATTCTAATGGCGATACCGTCAGCGGACCTGAAGCAATAGCAACAGCGGCAGGCGTTATTGCCGCCACACCATCAAGTAAAAGTATAGTTCGTACAGAAATGCCGGGAGCGGCAAAGCTTACAGAACGACTTAAAAACAGCCAATACGAAAATGCGGTAAGAAACGGATTATTACTACTATCTGTTAATGCAGACGGCAAGGTTGTTTTTGACAGCGGTGTTAATACACTGATTAATCCTGATGAAGAAAAACAGGATAACGGCTGGAAGAAAATCAAACGAGCAAAAGTAAGACATGAAACATTCTATCGCTTGGACTGTGAAATGGATAAATTAATCGGAAAAGTAAACGGAACAAAAGACGGTATTGCAAATGTCATTCAAAGAGGTCAGGCGGTACTTGATACTATGGCTGACGAGGGCAAGCTTATTGACCCTACATTTAAGATTGATACAGATAAGGGTTACGGTGCAGACTATGGTTATTTTATAGTTAATGCGGTTGACGTTGATACCTTGGAGCGTATTTTTGTTCACTACAAGTGGAAATATAGCGAAAATTCTTAATGATTGGAGGTAATAAAGATGGCATCTGGATATAATAATACTTTGGATACAACTGAATTAATGACAGGAAAAGACGGAAAGCTCTTTGTTGAAGTTGGGGGTGTTAATACATTTCTTGCTGAAATTAACGAATTTAAAGTTGCTATGAATGCAAATACAACTGAATATCAAGGAGTTGGCTCTATTCTTGTCGGAACAGTTCCGACAGGTGTAACATTTGATTTAACATACACAGAGGCTGTGATCAGAGATGATGTTATAATGGCACCATTACTTAATGCAATACAAAACGGATATTTTCCGGTGTTCAATTTTCAGGGCGTTACTACCAAGCCTAACGGCAGCAGTGAAGAACGTATAACATTCAACAATGCTATACCAAACGGAGCATTTGACTTAATGAGCTTAACACCCGGTGATGTAGTTAAGAGAGCACATTCATTCAGACTAAATTCTATTCCGAAGATGATTTCGGAAATGGCAGCAAGTAGACTGTATAATTAAGTTGTTAAGGTTAAAAGGGTTTGTTCTTAATTTAAGAGGACAAGCCCTTTTATATTTATGAAAAATTCTTATATATGCGGAGGTAATTAAAATGGCAAACAAAGAAATTACAAATGTAACAGGTCTTGAGTCTTCAACAAATTTTGAACAGGACGAGAAAAGCCTTGTAATGTCGCTACTTGAAGCAGCAGATTATCGAACAAGCAATGAGGGCAGCACAAGAACAATAAATGTGAAAAATGCAAATGGCAAGGTCTTGTTTTCATTTACAATAAGAGGCTTATCGCAAAGTGAAATACAAGCGGCGGCTAAAAAGGCAACAAATCAGATTCCTAATCCGGCAGGTCCCAAATATCCTAAAATTTCGGGCGAAAGAAGTACAACGGAATATCATAATAATCTAATCTATACGGCAACAGTAGATGAGGATAAAAAGAAAATTTGGGGTAACACAGAGATTAAACAGAAATTCAATATCTTTGATGAAGCAGATTGTGTTGATATCCTACTTAATGCAGGCACAAAGTCAAAAATAGTTGAAGAAGTTCTTAAACTCAGCGGATTTGACGGTGAGGATGTCGTTGACGAAGAAGACTACATAAAAAACTGATAGAAGTCAGTCCATTAATGCGGAATTTGTATGATATTTTTGTGTATTCGGGATTTCGTACATTTCCAAATGAAATAATGCGACTGACAGAGGGTGAACAAAAAGTAGTATTTGCATTCATGGAAAAAGCCAAGAATGAACGTAAAATGCCTATTGTGCTTGGAAACTTCCCTACAAAGCAAAATAGTTGACAAATCTTCTTCTATTTGCTAAAATTATACAAAAGGGAGGTTTTTACATGAAAAAGGAAAAAATAAAAATTTTTATTATAATATCTGTAATTGTGGCTATATTAGCTACAATAGGAGTGATTGGCGTTTTTCAGTATCGTAAAATTACTTTGGAAAAATACAATACAGATATACAGGAGCAACTGACGAATTTGTCACATCTTGAGAACGAGGTGTATTTTAATCCTGATTATAAAAAAGATATTTCTGACATTGAATCAGAAAGCAAAATTGCTTTTGAGAATAAGCAACTATCAAAACTATCCGAAGTGAGAAATCAAGCGACAGATTTGTACGATAAAATATCTGCAGAGATAGATAAATATAATAAGTATTACACACTGTTGACGGAAACTGTTGAAAATTCAAACAATTTAAAGAAAAACTATTTCTCAAAGACTTATGATACTTCGAAATTGGATACTACTAAAGATAAGGCTGAAAAAGCTATATCAGAGTCAGAATATACCCAATATGAAGAGTTATATAATACGTTGTCTGAGCAAAATACCATACTTGAAACCAATATCCAAAAATCGTTATCAGAGATATATAACAAAGTCACAGATGAAGAAAACTTTGATTTTCCTTTTGCAGTAAAAGAAGCAGAAATTCCAGCTCAACTAAGCTTTAAACCACTTGTAAAACAAACAGAATCATATCCGACATGGGTTACGTCAAGGGATTCAGAAGTGTTGAATGAGCCTCCTGTTGCTTGCTTATTTATAGGTGGTTCATCAGCCGAGTATAATTATACAATAAAGCAGATACCAACTAAAGAGATAGCTGTTCAGGATGAAAATAGAGAACTTCAGAAAGTTTTAGTTAATACTCAAATAACATTTAAAGTTTTGGAAAAATTCAGTTGGGAGAATAAGGTTTCTTTAAATGAACGTCCAGCGTACTTTTTCAAAGATAAAAAGGACCAAATATATTTAGCATTAAAAGACTACGAAGGTGGAGAATATTACATATTATATCTACCTGGTCAGTAAAAAGAAAAATAATACCTAAAGAACGGTTATCAAAAATGATAGCCGTTTTTTGTATGTAAATTTGATGGAAAGGAGGACACTATGGCAAATTCAAGTATAGAAATTGAAATAGTTGCTGATTTTAAAGATAATGCCACAGGTAAAGTTAAAGCATTAAATGCCGAACTCGATAAACTCGAAAAAAGAAATGTTAATGTTGATATTACAGCAACAGACAGAGCCTCAAAAGCTATGGAAAGCATAAATGGCAAATTAAGTAAAGTTGACGGTACAAAGACTGCTACTGACGAAATCGACAAAGCTGTTGACAGAGTAAACAATATAGCTGATGGAGTATCACCAATTAAACTTAAAGCAGATACATCAGAGCTTGAAAATGCTGTTGATAAGAGTATCAATAAAATAAACACAGTTGAAAATAGTATCGGAAAAATGAGTGCAAGGGAATTGTCGGGCGCTGATTTAAGCGATGATGACTGGTTTAAAAAATATTTTAAAAATTCAGAAACAAGCACACAATCCGCAACCCAAAACGAAGCAGAATGTGCGATTGATACTGACTGGGAACATGTCGCTAAAGTAAATGGCAAAGCAACGGCTGAAATAAATAGATGGAATGAACTTGTTGATAACGCTGGAAAATTAGGCATAACAACAGAAGGTTATGGACTCTATAACATTGATGAACTTGAAACAGAAGTGCAAAAGAGTGCTAGTTTAAAAAATTTGCAAGAGTCAGCTGATGAATACGGACTTAAATATTCAAAAAATGCCAGTGAAAGTTCAATGCAAAAACTAGTAGGTGCTTATGAAGATGAACATTTTCAAAAAGATTATGTTGATAAAAATACTAAAGCTATTGAAAAAACAACTAAAATGCTTGGTGATTATGGGAACGATAACGAAAATCAAACCATAGATAGTATAAAATCATTCGGCAAAAGTATAGCAACAAGGTACTTAGGTGTTCAATCTGTGTATTCGGGGGTAACGGATGCTTTTAGTGATATTACTGACGCATATAGCAGTGGAAATCGCAATGATATGCAACGTAGTTTAACTCGTGGATTAACAAAAGGCGGTTTGATAGGAGCAGGTGCTGCAATAGGCTCATTTATTCCCGGAGTAGGAACATTATTCGGAGCTGGAGCAGGTGCATTGATTGGTCAACTATGGGGTGATGATATTGCTGACGGTATATCTGGAATTCATAAATCGGCTGAAGAATTAAGACAGGACCGACTGGATGAATTATTTGGTGATATAGCAATGTCGACAAGTGATTTGGGTAAAGTGGTTCAAAACATGGTCGGCTCATGGCAGACACAAGTATCACAAGCACATAAACAAGCATTGACAACAGGATATTCATTACAAGATACTACTAATTCGTCTTATTTTGGAGTTGTTGAAAGCGGAAGTAAACTTGATATAAAAGGAAATTTAGGGTTTAATATTCCTCAACAAGAATTCACGTCTTATGCTGATGAAGTCAACAGTTATATGGATGACATCGAAAATCAAATGAATCAAGAAATGTATAACGCATTTATGGTTAATGATGATTTGTTTGGCTATGGACAGTGGGATACAACTGCCTTAACTGACAAATGGAAGACTGCTTTTGAAACTTTTAAAAAACAGAAAAAAGAACTGAGCAAATATTTAAAGACAGCATTAAACGATAATTGGTTTTCACCGGATGAAGAAAGTCATGTTTTTAGCACTATACATAATATGCAACAGACATATTCTGAAGTTGCACCAAACACAGACCAAACAAAAGCCGATACATATTCATTTCTTGTTCAAAATGGTATGTTATCAAAAGACGCTTATGACAGTGTTATAAAAGATATTCAGTCGGAATATACAAGCGATATGTATAATTTAGCTGAAACGAGAGCAACAGCTATTGCTAATGGAGCAGATGTTACTTCTGCTGATAAAGCAATGTGGGACGCTACAAGTAGTAAAACAGAAAGTTATTTGCAAACGATGTTGAACAATACACAAGATATGTACGGCAAAGACTATAATTCTGTTTTAGCAGATGTATGGAATGGTAAAGATACATGGTACGGCGGACATCTAATAGGATTAAACGACCAATTAAACGGAGATAGATTTCATTCTGCATTTAGACAAACATTAGACAATTATGAAAAATACAATGGATACAATGATAAAAAAGGTAGTTTAGCTGGTGCAAAAGGTGAATTGGAACACTCAATGAACATCGGAGATACTGCTGAAAAAGAAGTAGTAAAAGAAGCATATGAAAAAATGCAACCTACGGTAGAACAAGCAGAGCGACAATATCAAGCTGCAATATTACAACATCAAGACCCAAGTCAATACTTGGATGAGATGATGGGGTTATATCAATTTGGTGCAATGGGCGGAGATGACGTTGCTCAAGAAAAATATGCGGCAATGCTTATGGCTGGTGATATCAAGGCAAATAAAGCCATAAATGATTTCTATGGTACTGATTACAAGCGTATGGCTGAAGAAATGGGTGATGATTTTGCTGATATATGGCAAATGCTAAATGGCGGGAATACGGAAAATGCCATTGAACAAACAACAGAAGCTGCAAAAAATGCACTTGAAAAAAATGCAAAAGATACAGTAGAAGCCATAAAGGATAATAAGGACCAAAAGATAGATGCCATAAATGAAACTGACGAAAAAGCAGCACAAGCTGTTGAAGATAGCACCAAGGAACAAGAGGCTTTAGAAAGCAAAACCGATGGAACAGAGCAGTCCAAAGAAGATACAAAATCAACTGAGTTGCCGGACGATTTAGGAGAGAATGTACTCAATGCTGTCAGTAGCAGTATTGAAAATATTAAAGACGGAAAACTAAAGGATTTAGAACTTGGTAAAACGGTTATGGATTCAATCAGTGAAAGTCTTTCAACGGATAATATGGATTTCAAAGAACTTGGTTTTGGCGAAAGTCTTATGGGAGCAATCAGTGAAAGCTTGTCAACCGATAATCTGGATTTTAAAGAATTAGGCTTTGGCGAAAACTTAATGTCAGCTATAAGTGAGAGCTTATCAGTGGACAATATGGATTTTGGTAAATTGGGTTTTGGCGAGAGTTTAATGTCTGCAATAAGTACAAGTCTATCGGCAGATAATATGGACTTTAGCCAAATTTCGATAGGTGAAAGTGTAATGAATGGCATTAGTTCTTCTTTGGCTGAAACTGATTTTAGCGGGTTAGATATAGGTACAAAGATAACTGATACTATTAATGCAAGTATGGGTGAAAGTGTTGAATTACATCCTAATTTTACGGTTGTTCCGGGGAATATAGATACATCAAGTTTAACATCAGCTATCACGGAAAGTGTATCAGCATTGATAGGAGATACATCTGCACTATCGGTATCAGCAAATGTTGAGGGTATTGTAAACTACGAATTGGGAACATACCCTCAAGAAGTACCGGCTGTTAATGGTATATCAAATTATACACTTGGGACATATCCGACAGAAGCACCTGATATAACAGGAAGTGCAAGTTATACAGGCAGTTTCCCTACATCTGCACCTACAATATACGGAACAGTTGTATATAAAGCATCTTTTGGACACTTTGCTCATGGTACTCGTAATGCACCGGAGGGCTTGGCTTTTTTAAATGATGACGGAAGTGCGGACCCTCGTGAACTTGTAGAACATAACGGTCAATTTATGATGTATGAAGGACGTAATGTCCTTGCCCCACTGTCAGCGGGAGATAGAGTATTTACATCATCAGAAACACAGGATATTTTATCAGGACGTGGCATTCCTCATTATGCGACAGGACTTAATAATGATGTCATAGAAAATGATAAAATACAAAGTGGCGGCTCAACAAGTGGTGCAAATGTGCATTTTGAAAGTGGTTCAATGTCTATAATGTTTAATATTGATGGTTCTAAGGACGGCAATGTTGTTGAACAGATAAAGGCACATGCACCTGAAATAGCACAGTTAATATCAGATGAAATTGACCGACATTTAACTGCCTCATTTGCTAATTCGGGAGGTAATAATGAATGAGAAATTGTGAGAGTATAATTTTTATAATTGAAAAGGGTACACATGACGTTTTATCAATACCGTGGACACCACAAAAAATAAAATTCCGTTCGGGTGGACAAAATTTTGCCGAATATGACATAATGGACCTTGGTACTATTCAAGAGCCTACTGGTACAGGTGTACGTTCGATTCGGTGGGATGATGGTATATTACCCGGTAGAATGCAAGCAAATATGCCTTGGCAAAATGGTGCTTGGCAACCGCCTGTCAATTTTCAAGGTATGTTTTCAATGTGGAAAGCTAATAAAACGGTACTTACGATTTTGATAACAGGTACACCGATTTGTATGGATGTACATCTTTCGGATTATGATATTACATATCAAGACGGATTTGGCAGTTATCATTATTATATAGAATTTACAGACTGCGTTAAACCTACATTCACTGTTACAAATGCCGAACCTGATTCGGCTGACGGAACGGACAGAGATAAAGACCCTACACCTGCAATATATACCATAGTTGAAAATGATACATTATGGGGCATCGCACAATGTTATCTCGGTGACGGGTTGCGTTGGGAAGAAATTTATGAGTTAAACAAAGATGTAATCGAGGACACCGCAAAACAGCATGGTTTTAGTAGCTCGGAAAGAGGTTGGTGGATATTCCCCGGTACCGTTATTAAAATTCCAGGAACATCTTCTGGTGATAACTCTGCCGGTGCAACAGTCGAACTTAACAATGCACCGATATATGTTTCGTCTGATGCGGAAAGTATTGCAGGCAGAGTGACAGGAACATATTATTTGTATGACGGAAAAGAAATTCTCGGCCGATATAGGATAACAGATAAATCTTCTGATGTAGGACGTACACCAGTTGGTGAATATGTCATTGGTTGGCTGCCAAAAGAGTATATATAAGATTAAACAAACAGAATAGCACTATTTTTTATGATAGTGCTTTTTTTGTACGATTTTTAGGAGTGGGGTTAATGGATTATGTAAGAGTGGCGTCAAAGTCTTCACCGATATACAGCATTCATTTTCTTAATTCTGATAAATTAGATGTATTTGTTGACGCAGTGACAACGGATTTAAAACTTACCGAAAATAAAAACGAGCTTGCACAAAAGGTAACGATAAACCTTGTAAACTGTATGAACGGCGAGTATTTGTTATCAGAATTAATTAATGTGTGTGATAGGGTGTTTATATATGCCAATGACGGTGAAGAGTGCAGAGAGGTTTTCAGAGGGTATATATGGCGTAAAAATTATCAAAACAAGCAGAAGAAAATAATATCTTTGACATGCTATGATAATTTGATTTATCTGCAAAACAGTGAGGATAGCTATTATTACCCTGCAGGTTGGAAAACAGTAGATATATTCAATGATATATGCTCAAAATGGGGCATTGAAATTGTATACAATTATGAATCTATTGAACATAAGAAACTACCTCTTTCAGGTAAAATTTCAACTATGTTTACTGACCTTTTGGACCGAGTAAAAAAGAAAACGGGTATAAAATATGTTATACGCAGTGCAGAGGATATTATCTACATAGATAGGTACGGAGCCAATGCAAATGAGCGTGTTTACGAAATTAACCGTGGCGAAAATGCAATATCTACCGCAAGTAATATTTCAATGGAAGACGTTGTTACAAAAATAATCTTCACAGGCAAAGCTGATGATGACGGAAAAGTATCTATTACAGGCACTTTGGAGGGGGACACAGCAAAATGGGGAACACTTCAGAAAGTCATTAGAGATGATACAGAAGATGGAAAGTCAAACAAAAAGTCAGATAAAGAAAAGGAAGACTCTTTGTATGAAAATGCTCGTGATGAAGGTCAATATATTCTTGATGAAAAAGGAAAGCCTAAAGAAACATATGAAGTAACAGCTATAAATAATCCATGGATACGAAAAGGCGAGCTTGTTAAAGTAGGTGCAGGCGATATGAATTTTCGATATATTGTTACAAGTATTACACATAATGCAGTAAATCGACAAATGAATATTGATTTTGAACTTGCGGATGAAAGTAAGTTATAAGGAAGTGGTTATATGAATGCGTTTGACAGATTAGGACGAACACTTCAGGCACAGATGAATAACGCTGTAAATGAAGGTAGAAGTGTTTTAATTGAATACGGTACGATTACATCAGATTTTGGGCTTAAGGTTACAAGATTTGATACCGTTATTCCAAAAGGGGAGTATTTAATTGATAAGAGATTATCAATAGACTATAAGCCTGAGATTGAAGTTGTAACGTCATTATCTGACGGTCATAGTCACACTGTTAAAATTCCTATCACAGAGGGGATAGAACGTATTAAAGCGGGCGACAGAGTATTGGTATGTTGGATAGACGTTGATCCTATTGTTGTTGCTGTTATTGTAAGTAGCAGTGACATAGGAAAGGAGAGTTAATTATGGCAAATCTGTTTCCGACAGCAAATAACATTATGACGGTGCCGTTGGATAATCTTAAACAAAATACTCCTGTCGGATATAAACGTAGCTTGAAATTTGATTATGATACAGGTGATTTTGTTCGTGACGGACAACACAGATTAATTTCAGCGTCAGGTGTTGAGGCATTTAAACAATGGTGTGAAAATTGTATCTCAACGGACAGATATGCGTATAGCTCATATTCGACCGATTTTGGTATTAATTTAGATTTGATTATGGCATTGCCTGATAAAGCTGCACAAGAAATTATGCTGAAAAAAGAAATAACAGAGGCGATAATGGCTGATGATTATAAAAGGGCAAAGTCAGTAGATGATTTTTCATTTAATTGGATTGATACCGATGCGGTTGAGGTGGAATGTACGGTAACAGGTATTGATAATGCCGAGATAGATATAAAAGCTACGGTAGGAGGGTGAGAATATGTCGCAATTTATTATTCCTGATTTTATAAAAAATGCGGATGTCAATAAGATACATAAGCGAATGAGAGATAATCTGCCAAATGATATTGACAAGTCGGAAGGTTCGGATGTTTGGAATTTAACATATCCAACGGCATATGAACACGCATATTTTGCACAGTTTTGTATTCTGAATGCACTACGATTAATATGGCCCGAATTTAGTTATGGTACATATGCAGATTATCACGGAGCATGCAGAGGCATGGCAAGACGAAAGGCGCAGCATGCTACAGGAAGTGTCAAGATTATAGGGAATATAGGTGTAAATATCCCCAAAGGTACAGTTTTTACTACTGCACAAATCGCTGATGAAAGTGTAACGGAGTTTGTTACAACAGAAAATGTGTCAATAGGTGATAATCAAACGGTAACGGTTAATATCATTGCGGCTATAGCGGGAAAATCGGGAAATGTTCCGGCAAATACTATCACTGTTAATAGTGATAAAATTGTCGGTTTATCCAGTGTTACAAATGAAACAGCTACAACAGGCGGCTATAATGAAGAAAGTGATGAAAATTTTATTGAGCGTATCAAGGAATATGACCAGTCACAGGATAATTCTTTTATCGGAAATGATAACGATTACAGACGTTGGGCGTTGGAAGTTGACGGAGTGGGTGAGGCTGTTGTAATCAGTCCCGAAGATAATCCGAATGTTGAAGATGATAGCGGTGTTGTAAATATTATCATAGTTGATTCAAACGGTGTACCTGCAGATACAACATTATGTGCGGCAGTTTACAATCATATTATGCAACCGGTCCCATTATCAACAGACGGAAAAAAGACGGATGGTCAAACCACCACAATCGAACGGCTTGCACCGCCCGGAGTTATTCTTGAGGTTACAGCACCAACAACTATAGCTATTAGTGTTTCGGGCTTAATTGAATTGGATAATACAGTTGGAATTGAAGATATAAAGAGTAATTTTATTTTGTCAATATCTGAATATCTTGTACAAGCAATAAAAGACGGTGAAGTTCGATATAGTAAAATTGCCTCGATATTATCAAATACCGCAGGTGTAGCTGATTATAAAAATTTGATTGTAAACGGAAATAACACAAATGTACAGTTGATGTCAAATCAAATTCCTACAATATCAGAAACAACAATAAAATTTGATGCTGGACTTGTAGATGGGTAGGTGTTGTATATGTATTCGACAGAATTAATGGAGCAGATATTAACCAGTGAAATAGGACAACAAATTATACAAACAGTTACCAATAAATACGGTAACAGTTATGTTGGACTATGGTTGTTTCAGGTTATTGGAATGTCTAATGATGAAGTTAAATCAATGGTTGATGATTTCAAAAAGCAAGCATTGCCGCAAACTGCAACATGGTCATTATCATTATGGGAGCAGTCAATGGGCTTGCCTGTTAATGAAAGTGAGAGCGTAGAGCAACGTCGGCAGAATATTATAGAAAAACGTCGTAGACGAAATGCTATGAATCCTGCAAGAATAGAAGAAATAATATCAGCAATGACAGGTACAGATGTACGAATTGATGAGTATTATGGCAAAAATAGATTCGCGATATATATTTCATCTATTCCGTCACTGGTAGATGAATTATCTGTTAGGAAAAAACTAAAAGTTATAAAACAATCTCATAAAGTTTTTGATATATTTTATGAACAGGCTATTAAAGGGGATATATATATTGGCGGTATTATTCAAAAATCAAAAGAAATTACGTTAGAGGAGGTATGACAATATGGAAAAATTCTATCCTACAAAAGCGGGTATTGAATATGCTGCTTTAACTGCGCAAGGAAAAATCATAGAATTTACAAAAGGTAAATTTGGGGACGGTGTAAGGAGTACAGAAAATATAACAGAGCTTACTGATTTGATACATCCTCTTGGCGAATTGCCAATATCAAAAAAGAGTGTAAAAAACAGTACAATAATTACAACAACACAATTTTCAAACAGGGTTGGCGGTAGTATATTGCCAACTTTTTATTTGATGGAAATAGGGTTATTTGCAAAGGTGGTTAATGCTGACGGTACTGATGATGACGAGCATCCGGAAACATTAATAGGATATGCGTTTGATGGCCACGGCGATAAAATCATCGGTACATCATTAAGTGAATTTATCATTAATATTCCGTTGACAGTCGCTGATGTCAATAATGTAACTGTTGATATTGACAGTCTTGTATATCCAACATTAAAGCAATTTGAAGATGAAGTCAATACAAGAAAAACAGAAGATGAAGAATTACAGAATAGTTTGAATGTACATATCACAGATACAAGCAATCCACATGGTGTCACGGCAGAACAGATTGGATTGGACAAAGTCCCAAACGTGGCAACGAACGATCAAACACCAACATATTCTCAAAATTCATCTTTGAGCAATATTACAAGTGGAGAAAAGTTATCAGTTTCGTTTGGAAAAATTATGAAAGCAATAGCAGATTTAATCAGCCATATTGGTAGTAAATCTAATCCGCATAGTGTTACAAAATCGCAAGTGGGATTGGATAAAGTTCCGAACGTGACAACCGATAACCAATCACCAACATTTACGGAAGCCGCCACAAGAGCAAATATCACAAGTGGTGAAACATTAAGTACATTGTTTGGTAAGATAAAAAAGTTTTTCACAGACCTAAAAACGGTAGCGTTTACAGGTTCATATACTGACCTGTCAAATAAACCAACGTCAATGCAAAATCCTAATTCATTGACATTGACAATGAACGGCTCATCATCAATCTATAACGGTTCGGCAACAGCAAGCAAGTCGTGGTATGCGCCGACAAGTGCGGGAACGGCAGGGTATAGCTTGATAGGTAGCGGAAGTGGCGCACCGGTGTGGCAAGGTCCACCTTATGCAGAATGTACCACTCAGGGTAATGTGGCGGCGAAAACTGTTTCTATATCAAACTTTAGATTGGTTATAGGTGCAAGAATTGTTGTGAAGTTTAATTATACGCATACATCAACAGATAATGCAACTTTAAATGTGAGCAGTACGGGGGCAAAACCTATATTAAAATTCACACCACATTCTTACTATTCACCTGATGGTGTTTCAGGGCAGTATATTACTTCCAAACATTCTTGGTGTTTTGGAGAGAGTTTGGAATTGGTGTATGACGGTACGAATTGGGTTATTATCGGTTCATCAGGTTATACATCTGGTGGTAGAAATTCTTCTGTTATCACTATAAGTTCAACGAGTGACTATGTGAATGGAAGATACACAGACTATATATGTAATTCTTCAGCCGATGCAAGTAGTATTATACAAAAAGCTATTGATTCGCTACCCAATAGTGGTGGCAAAATTATTCTTTTAGAGGGCACATATAATTTGTCAACTCAACTCACACATAGTAAAAATATTATAATTGAGGGACAAGGCAAAGGGATTACGAAAATCAATACAAGTAATAAGGTTCTTATATCTAAAACATCTGAAACAAGCGCAACCGCAGTGTTTAAGAATATGGATATTAATTTTGCTTGTAGAACTAATTGGTCCCCTGATGTTGGTGTTTTTTGCGACTATACCTCGTTGGAGTTTGATAATTGTTCAATTACATATGCAAACACACTACATAATACAGATTCACTATTTAAAAATTGTAATGTAAAGTTGAGCAACAGTAAAATAACAGTAACATTGCCTGCAAAGAGATATGATAGTAGCCACGTTTGTTGGTGGGTATTCAGGGAGTGTACTGTAGAACTTACCAACACGGGCGTTTTATTTCCGAGTGGTAGTAACAATACTCTTAGCAACGGTGTTTTCTATGCGTGCAACGGTACTATGTTTGGTGGATTTATACAGCATATAGGTACGACTATAAGCAGTACACATAGCTATGTCGAATCATTCTCAGCAATTTCTTTTGTAGGCACACAAATTGAATGCAGAAGATTTAGTCAAACAGAGGTATCAACAGGAGATTTTAATACACTTAGTAATTGCCGTATTAAAATATTACAAGCGTCAGGTTATTTTAACGCCTCACACATAAGCCATTGTGATTTTTACATTTCAGGAGCGATAATTTTCTGTGCGTACTGTATGGCATCAAACAGCAAATTATGGTTTTCGGCAGCAAGTTTGGCTACATTACGAAATTATTGCTACTTTGAGGCGTGTTACGTGAATCAATCGACTTGGATAAGCTCACAAGGAACAGGTGTATCAACTACTGATACAAAAACAGGAATAAGCATAACAGCACCGTCTTTCAGAAGTGTAAGTTAATTGGGAGGAGCAACTATGAATATAAGTGAATTTTTTAGAATCACACCTGACAATATTGTACAGTGTGTAAATTATATCGTGACTTTAAAGACCTTGAAGTCAGTAAAATACTTAAATGAGGGCTATGATGATCCTGATAACTTTGATTTGAATTTTGAATATTTTTTGAATGAAGAGGAATCCGACAGTTACAAAACAGATTATGTTGACAAACATAAACTGTTAAGTATTCAAAATGTAGAAAAGTTGAATAATCCATATACTTGGATGGAGGGTATAAAGCTAAGAACGGATGACCCGTACACTGAATTGGCTGAAATAGTCAAGTATGGCAGTAAAGAAGCATATGAGGCGTCATTGCCGGAGGCACAAGATGAATTTAATCTTGATATGGATTACAGAATGTCTAAAATAGAATTGGGATTATAAAGAGGAGGGAAAAATATGACGTATGGTTATTGTAAAAAAATAATTGCAAGCGGTAGATATGATAAGAATTCGATGAAGGATAAACTTGACGTGTTTCTTCTTGCAGAACGTATTACTGATGATGAATACAAAGAATTGGTGGCAGAAATCAATAAGAATGAGGAGGACTGAATGAATGGAAACAGATGATAAGGAATTATGGGAGAGACTGACCGTAGTGGAGCAGTCCACGAAGTCGGCTCACCATAGACTGGATAGCCTTGACCGGTTGACTGAGAGTGTACATATCTTGGCGACTGAAACTAAGGCTATGAGGGAGGACGTTTCGGATATTACATCACGAGTTGACGAGATAGAGAAACGTCCGACTAAACGGTATGAAACAGTTGTCGGTGCAATAATTACAGTGTTAGTTGGTGCTGTAATAGGGTACGTTGTAAAGATGTTAGGATTTTGAGGAGGTAATGAGTTATGAAAGAATGGTTTAAAGCCGCAGGTATTCGTGCTATTAAGACAGTAGCACAGACAGCCGTTGCTACAATCGGAACGGCAGTCGCATTGGGTGATGTGAATTGGGTATTGGTAGGTAGTGCATCTGCTTTGGCAGGTGTACTTTCGCTCTTAACTTCTGTTGCAGGTTTACCTGAAGTAAATAATGAAAGTAGGGAATAAATATGACAGATAAAAAATTTATAAAACTGATAAAAGAAACAATCGTTGACTATTTTAACAGTCATGTAGATAAGACAGACCATAAAACAATTACTGAAGATAATGTATATATTGTTTGGAGCTGCAAAACCTTGCAGAATTTTAAAGCATTAGCATCCACAACTGTTTCAG